TCAAGGTAATAGTAGTGCGGGCTTTACATGGATAGGACCTAGTGTAACCGATTACAAGCTTAATACCTTTGTCTGTGCAAATAGTACCGGTAATGTTGTCACTACAGTAGAATCTACAGCCAACGTTAGAGCCGGAATGAGTGTTATTGTAACAGGTGGTACCGGTGCAGTCGCAGCCAACACACTAGTTACCAATGTTCTTAGTTCTAATACATTCAGTATAAATCCAGCTCCAACTACTGCATTCAGTTGCGCAACATTAAAAGTCGGTGGCGGTGGTATTACAGCCGCTCAATTAAACCCAAGCGTTGGTACAAAAACTAGTATTGGTGGAACTAATTTTAGTATTACTCAAACTAATCCTGGAACATTGCCTGTTAGCGTCACAAGTACCTCAACAAGAAACATACCAGTATATATAGATGGCACAAGCATAAGTGCTAATAATATATTTCCATGGTTTCAAGGTACATCAAGTGTCTCATCTGGCACTAGCGGAAACAATTTCTATGGTGCAAACAGTACAGGTATGTTTACACCCAATGATGCGCAACTATTATTAATTGATGATGGTGATGATAATTGGTATAAAGTTATATTTGATAGCTTCCCCGCAGGTACAATGACTAATGACGATCAATATAGTTTTAGTGGTGGTTTAAACGTTGTAGCAAATGCTAATTGTACTATACAAGTCGCAACTGGATTTAGTGACAATACTATACCATATTTTCAATGTGAGACCGGCGCAATGCAAACTGTAATTCTAACAGCCAATGAAGTTAGGCAGTTAGGTTTTGATAGATTTTACTTTGGCGCCTCAGCAAGTTTTGATGGTAGCGCAGTATTTGTAAGAAATATTACTTCGGGTGCTAGAGTATACATATATGGTGGATCATTGGCATCAACCAAATCACCGTTCGCATACTTTTAAAAAACAATAAATAGAATATAAGGAAAACAAAATGAGTTTACTATTAAACGGCGCAAAGACGATCACAATCGCTGGCACAGAGATGCAGTGTATAGAGATATATACAGGAGAAGCATACACGTTCCCATTTGCATTTACAGACAGTGTTGGTAATGCAATCAACACTACTGGATGGACATTAGGTACTACTGCAAAATTTTATGTTGCTGATAACGTAATTTATAACAATGATAACATCTCTACTCAAATAGATGTAGGTAACTTAACATTAATTAGTCCACAGCCAAGTATTGGTTCTGGTACGTATAGTGCTAACTTAACCGCAGTGTTTACTACTCCTGCAACTGGTACAGGTTATTTGTATATTCCTGCTAATTTGACTGGTGGTACAGGTAGCCCGAATGCTACTCCAATTATAAATTTAGCAAACAGCGCGGCAAATACAAACATTGTAGTGGTTACAATGAGTGTTACTAGAACAGACGCATTAAGTAGCTTACCTAGTATTAGTCGTGAACCAATTGGAATGATTGTGAGATATCAATAATGTCTGACGTAAACTTAAATTTTGTTGTTGAAAATAACAGTATTGACTTTACTGTTCAACCTAACGATATAACAATAACGCCTGAAGAAATTCAGTTGACATTTAATACAAGTAGTCAATTAAATGCAGGTGGTAGCAATACGCAACTACAATATAACAATGGTAATTTATTAGCAGGAATACCTACTGCGACATATAATGGCTCAAATTTATCACTAGGCAATGTAGGAAACATTAAGATTACAGGTGGTACTAACGGCTTTGTATTGCAAACAGATGGTACTGGTAATTTAGATTGGACAGCACAAACTGGCGGCGGTGGTAATGGCAGTCCCGGTGGTAGTAACACACAAATTCAATACAATGATAGTGGGTCGTTTGGTGGCAACGTAGGATTTACATTTAATGAAGTTACTGGTAATGTCGCTATACCCGGTAACTTAATTGTAACAGGTAATATATCCGGGGGATTTGTTGTTGCAAATGCAAACTTTGCTAATTACGCCGGTAATGCCTTTAGCGTAAGTGGTAGTAACGTTAGTGGAGCAGTTGGATTAGCGACATTTGCAACTACAGCCAATGCTGTAGCTGGTGCAAACGTAAGTGGTGAGGTAAACTTTGCCGCAACAGCAAATGCAGTAGCAGGTGCTAATGTAAGTGGTGTTGTTGCAAATGCCAATTATAGTTCATATGCTAACATTGCCGCAAGTGCAAATAGTGTGGCAGTAGCCAATGTCAGTGGTATTGGTAATATTGCAACTATCAACTTAGATGGTTCTAGCTCAAATGTATTGTATGGTAATGGAATATTTAGTGCTATAGATACGTCTTTAATTTCAAATGGTAATAGCAGTGTAAGAATTGATACTGTAAATGGCCCTGTACAAATATTTTCAAACTCCACAGTTACGCCTGTAGCTAATTTTTTAAGTAATGGTCATATGACTGTTACTAATAGTATTAATACTACTAGATATATTGTTAACTCTGGTGGTAATATATCTTTTAATGATGGTATAGTTAGACTTCAGACCGGTGCAAATGTAACAGGTGGAAATGCTCAAATTGTTATAGGTGCTAATAATCCAGGAAATGCAGACTTTGCTATAGCTATAGGTAATAATACATCTACACTAGGTGCTAATAGTATAGCTATAGGTCGTGGTGCAACAGCTAATTTAGAATCAGTGGTCATAGGTTTAAATGCTGGCACAGGCGCAGGTGTAAATCGTAGAGTAGTCTCAATAGGAGTTAGCGCCGGTGGCGGTAGTAATGGAGGCAGTTTTCTTAGTGGTGTTGCTGTTGGGTATAATGCTGGTCAATATCAACAAGGTGGTGATGTAATTGCAATCGGTGGATCAGCAGGTAATATTCAAGAAGCCGGCGCAATTGCAATTGGTGGTGCGGCGGGTAATGTACAAGACACCGGAGCAATAGCTATTGGTTTTGCTTCAGGAGCTAATCAAGGTCTTAAAAGTGTTGCAATTGGTCAATGGGCAGCACAAAATAATCAAGGCAATTTTAGTATAGCCGTTGGTGCCAACGCCGGTCCCTCTAATCAACATGTTAATACTACGATTTTAAATAGTACCGGAGCCGATTTAAATTCTACACAAGCAAATAGTTTATTCATTAAACCAATCAGAGATGTTACTGGTAATGCCGCGTTTACTGTAACATTAAAATATAATCCTACTACAGGAGAAATAGGTTATGTTTAAAGCATAAATACAATATCACATACACGAAAGAGTGCGAGGTAGTAGTCTTTCGTCACAATGCGAGATAGCAAAGGAAAACATTATGGCAAAGTTTGCCCAAAACACATTAAACCAAGTCGCGGGCTTTGATGCTCAAATACTCGCACAAAATCTAATTTATAACCAAAAAGATTTCTGGAACTTCGAATGGTCAACAATCACAAGTTACACTAGTGGTTGGCAGACTGGCACAACACCAGTAGACTTAACGGGTGCAACAATCGATGCACAAATCATTCGCAGAGAAATCACAGAGTTCCATGATAGTCGCACTGGACTAGACTTTCAGATACATGACTATCCAATTGTCCCACTTATTACAGCAGTCACAGCAACAACTACAAGCACAAATGTGTTAACTTGTACGACTACAGACGATATGTTTGTTGGCATGCCAGTAAGATTCACTGGTGTAGTATTCGGTGGCGTAGCAATTAACACAACATACTTTGTTAAAGAAATCATAACAAGTACAACATTTACAATCAGTGACACAAGAGGTGCAGCACCAACATACACAGTTGGATCTGTATTTGCATTGACTACAGCAAGTGGCACAATGAATATGGTTCGTGTTTCACCAAGCCCAATCAATCTTACAATTACAAATCGTAATAATACAGCTGGTACATTTACACTTAGCTTTGATGATGCTACATGGGCAATCATTGCGGGTGACCCAGAACTAGATATTAATGCAACAGAACCTGCTTGCTTTACAGGTAGAATTAAGATTAGCTTCCCTGCGATTGGATCTCAACCAGCGTATGATGAAGCAGTATTTTTATTGTTCTTAGTTAACAGTGATGGAGTTGTAAACTATGGCTAATCAAATCGTTGTTACACAAAGTGGTAACGTTCAAGTTAGTATTCAACCTACACCAAATGTACAAGTACAAATCAGTCGTGCGGCAATTACTACATTGACTGATGTTCCTACAGCAAACTTTGCAAACTTTGCAGGTAATGTGACAGGTGCAAATCAACCTAACATTACAAATATTGGTACATTAACTAATCTAGCAGTTAGTGGTAATACAACACTAAACAATGTAGTTGTTACTGGTAATCTTGCAGTTGGTAACTTAGTTGCTAACAGTGCAAACTTTGCAAACTTCGCTGGTGTTGCTAATATAGCAAACAGTGTAGCAGTAGCAAACGTAGTTGGTATAGGTAACATTGCAACTGTTAACCTAGATGGTAACGCAGGTAATATATTATATGGCAACGGCGTCTTTGCAAGCACACCTGTAATCAGTAATGTCGCTAACGCAAACTATGCAAACTTTGCTGGTCAAGTAGTTGATGCAACACAAAGCAATATCACTAGTGTGGGTACACTAACTGGATTAAGTATCGCAGGCAATATCATACCAACTAGTAATATCGCTTACGATTTGGGTAATAATACCAATCGTTTTAATGATTTATATCTTGCTGGTAACACAATATATCTTGGTCAACAAGAGATTACTGCTAACGCAACTAGTGTAAGTTTTACTGGAAACTTAACTGGTAATGCAACTGGTTTATCTAACATACCAGGAGCTAACGTAACTGGCGCAGTAGCAAATGCAACATTTGCTAACACAGCAAACACAGCGAATAGCGCAACAGTAGCTAACAGTGCAAACAGTGTTGCTGTAGCTAATGTAAGTGGCATTGGTAACATTGCTACTGTTAACTTAGACGGTAATGCAAGTAATATTCTTTATGGTAATGGCGTATTCGCAACTACACCTGTAATCAGTAATGTAGCAAATGCTAACTATGCTAACTTTTCCGGCACTGCATTTAGTGTAAGTGGTAGCAACGTTTCGGGTGCAGTAGCGAACGCAATATATGCAGATAATGCAGGCAATGCTAATCTTGCAAATCTTGCTACATTTGCAACAACAGCAAATGCAGTAGCAGGTGCCAATGTAAGTGGTACAGTAGCCAACGCAAATTACAGCGCATTTGCAAACATTGCCGCATCAGCTAACTCAGTAGCAGTAGCAAACGTCAGTGGCATTGGTAACATTGCGACAGTAAACTTAGATGGATCAAGTTCAAATGTATTATTTGGTAATGGTGTGTTTGCTCCTGAATCTACAAGTATTGCAAATGCAAACTACGCAAACTTTGCAGGTACAGCATTTAATGTATCAGGCAGTAATGTAAGTGGTGAAGTAGCTAATGCCGCATATGCAAACATTGCTGGTGTAGCTAACTCAGTAGCTGGGGCTAACGTATCTGGTGAAGTAAGTTTTGCCGCAACAGCAAATAGTGTCGCAGGTGCTAACGTAAGTGGTACTGTGGCAAACGCAACTTTTGCGGCTAACGCAGGTAACGCTAACGTAGCTAATACTGCTAATAGTGTAGCAGTAGCTAATGTCAGTGGTATAGGTAACATTGCAACTATAAACCTAGACGGTAGTTCAAGCAATGTTCTTTATGGTAATGGTGTGTTTGCACCAGAGAGCACAAGTATTGCAAACGCAAACTATGCAAACTTTGCTGGTGATGTTGTTAATTCTGCACAACCTAACATCACCAGTGTTGGTAACTTGCCATATTTACAAGTATCTAACAGTGCTAACAGTACAGGTGTTATAAGACAAACTAGTTCTGGTAACATTACTTATACAACTTCTGCTGCCAACACCGCAACTTTTCAAATAACGACACTATATCATCCTAACAGTAATGTTGGATATCCTTCTGATAGAACTATTAGAAGTCGTGGTAATGTTGCTAGTCCAACAGCGGTATCTAGTGGTGATAGGATATTAACCAGAACTGCCCAGGGTTTTAATGGCAATACTAATCCGTTAAGCGTTTCTGAAACCTTCACGATTGTAGGACTTAACGCTAACGCTAACGCCATATGGACTGGTGGTCAATGGAATATAACTACTGGTAATCCTCAAGGTAATACAGCTAATCAAGAAAGTTCTACTTGGCAAAATCAATTAATATTCACTAACAGTGGAAGTTTCCAAATCAACCCAGGTACTGTTGCTAACTCAAGTGCAGGTCAATCTACCGCACCAATATTAATTACTAATTATGGATTAAGCACAACAGATTTAGCTGGAGCTGGAGGTTTTAATCAACAAAAGGCACGTGGTAATCGTGACGCTTTATCAAGTGTTCAAGCTAGTGATTTTGTTGGTAGAATTAACATGTGGGGATATAACGGTGCTAATTATCAAAGTGCTCGACCAGCGGCACTAATTGCACAGGTGGATAGTAGTTATATCACTAATGCTACTATTATTCCATTGAATATGATTATTAGAACCGTAAACAGTAGTAACGTTAGTGTAGATACAACATTTTTTGGTAACACTTTAACACGATTGCCTGGCAATATAAACTTCAGTTCATCTACTGCCAACTTATTTACAGGTAGTAGTGGTCAAGTAGCATTAGGTATAGATGCCGGCAGTAATGTTCAAGGTTCATTTAGTGTTGCAATTGGTAGAGAAACTGGTCAAACAAATCAAGGCACTCAATCATTAGCAGTTGGGTTTAGAGCTGGACAAACAAATCAAGGAAATTCTGCTCTTGCTTTTGGCGATAACGCTGGTGCAAATGCACAGAATCCATATGGTGTTGCTATTGGAGCATATGCTGGCGCAAATTTACAGGGTAACAACAGTGTTGCTTTTGGAACAAACGCTGGTAGAGAAAGTCAAGGTAATATATCTGTCGCTATTGGTTCTGGTGCGGCACAAACAAATCAAGGAGTGCGTTCAGTTGCTATTGGATCGGACGCTGGATCAAATACACAAGGTGAATTTAGTGTTGCAGTGGGTCTTAGTGCTGGTTATAACAATCAAGCTACTCAATCTGTTGCTATAGGTTATTATGCTGGTGCTAATACACAAGGCGCGTATAGTGTTGCAATTGGTCGTCAAGCGGGTGAATTTACTCAAGGTTCAAATAGTTTTGCCTTAGGATATGCTGCCGCTTCTAATAATCAAGGTAATAACAGTATTGCTTTTGGTTGGGCAGCCGGTCTTGATGGACAAGGTAGCAACGCAATAGCAATTGGCGCACTAGCCGGTCAAACAAATCAAGCAAACAACAGTATCATATTAAACGCTACTGGTGGAGGATTAAACCAAACAACAGCAAACACATTTACTGTTAAACCAGTAAGAAATGCTAACACAGCAAATGTAATGTTCTACAACAACAGTACTGGTGAAATCAGTTATGATACACTTGCTAATAACACAAGCAATGTTAGTGCCGCTAATGTAACAATCAACAGTGGTGGCTTTATGAAGCTTGCAAGTTATACTGAAGCCGCACTAACAGCAATCACTGGTCAGATAGGTTGGATGGCGGCTGTGAGTGATAGTGCCCAAGGTAGTAATCCAAATGGTATGATTGCGTTCTGGGACACAACAAATACTCGTTGGAGTTACATCCACGATAACAGTGCAGTATAATGGAATTCACACTTAAACAAATTAGTTGGATAGTCATCGGGTCATTAGGACTCGGTGGCACCGGCTATATGTCAATGAACAGTAAGATAGACGAACTAGCAGTCAAGGTAGCCGTTGTCCATAATCAAATGGAGAACCAAAACAAGATGTTAGAGCGTATAGAAAATAAGTTAAATACAATACAAGGTAAATAAAATGGCAATCATTGAAGAAAAAAACGGTGCAGGTAAGATCATTGGCTATCGTGATGGTAAGAATGGACCACTATATCGCACACTTGAAGAAGCAGAACAAAAACAAACTGGTTGCCCAATTGCCACACAAGACATTCATGTAAATCTTGAAAATCGTCAACATGCTATTGATGAGTACATGTATGGTCCATTAGATCCAAGTCAACCAAACATTGAGTATTGGACACAAATTGCTGACATGTGGAATATGGATGATGTAAAGCAAGCAAAGACTGCTAGATGCGGTAACTGTGCGGCATTCAATATCTCATATAAAATGAAACAATGCATGGCAGATGGTATCGGTAACGAACCTGGTAGTGATGCGATGGATGTAGTCAACGCAGGTCAATTAGGTTACTGCATGATGTTTAAATTCAAATGTGCTGGAGACAGAACATGTGGTGCATGGGTAACCGGTGGACCAATTCGCTAATAACTAAATACAATACAAGGTAAATAAAATGGAAAAATTAATAGAATGCATGAAGCGACTTTTCGCAACAAATTATCAATACTACGTCAAGGCTCATGGCTTTCATGTTAATGTTGTAGGTCCTGACTTTGTGCAGTATCATCAATTGTTTGGTGAAGTATACGAATTTGCTGATGATGCTACAGATACGATTGGCGAACACATTCGTGTGTTGCAAGCAATTGCCCCATTCAGCTTAAAGCGTATCATGGAGCTTGGTCGTATCAAAGATAGTGCAGAACGCCCAGAAGCAATGAAGATGGTAAAAGACTTACTTGCAGACAGTCAAATTGTTATGGATCATTATGAAGAATGTCACGACATGGCTACCGAGTATAAAGATTATGGCTTGATTAACTTTATCGAAGGTCAAATGGACATGCTTGGTAAGATTATGTGGAAGCTTCGTAGCACCACTGAATAATTCTATATTCTATTAACTCTGATAAATAGTATTTGTAAAGAGTCGAAACCTGAAATGCATATTCAAGTTATCCTACTATAATCTCACGCCATGAGATTGTTCCTTTAATCGACTCTTTACTTTCTGTTTAGTTTAATAATAATAAAATCCGTAGTTTCAGTAATGAAACATTAAAGCCCAGGTTTTTAGTCATTCCTGGGCTTTTTCTTTAGCGTGTTAATATTGGGTTAAAATTATGAAGTTTAATTTTTGCTTTACAATATGCTTGATGTGCTTCTTGCTCAGTATCAAAATTTCCCAAGTTATATTGTTTTTTGTCTTTTGTTATTTGTGCTCGCCAAGTATTACCATCTTTAAAACAACCTATTAATTTTCCATTTTTCTTAATCATACTTTGATTTTGTAAATTTTCAGAATGAGTAGCCTCTCGCAAATTGCAAATTCTGTTGTCATCAACAATACCATTAATATGGTCAATATATTTTGTTGGCCAGTATCCATATACATATAGCCAGGCTAATCTATATGATGTGTATCTTATAGAATTAATTTTAATATAAATTCTACCATCTCTATTGCTTTTAGTACCGGCGACATTTCCAATTTTCGCTCTTGTACTCATTGTTTTTAACCAAGTAAATAATCCAGTAGAAGGATCATAATTTAATACATCTTTTAATTGCTGTTGTGTTATCATCTTGGAAGCTTTTTCTTTTTCTTCTTACTATCTTCTAACATTAGCCAATCGAATCTGACTAATTCAATAAACAACTTTCGTTTGTTATCAATATCACTTAGACATTCGCATATATCCAATTCTCGTTTACGCACATATTGACTGCCGTGGATAAACTTATAGAGTAATTCGTTATCCCACAAGTTGTATAGTTTTCTGACCATTTGATCAGTACTTTGAATAAACTGATAAGTCATCTTAATAACTGTACTAACATTTGTAGTTTGTGATACTCTTCGCCTACCATATGATTATACTTACTAACATACATCATATCAATATACTGTGCCCAGTTTTGCATGAATCGTTCAAACTCATCACGTGGCATTTTAATTGCTATTTGATCTACATCAACATACTCAAGTGGATGACTAGGATCCATTGGTAACTTAAATGGATGTAATTGACGAATCTTTACATCAGTAACTTCTACCTCACATTTATATAGGTTACTGAACTTTTTGAAAGATTCAAAATATTGTTTTTCTATTTCGTTTTGTGATATTGCCATAATGTATTTATTTTACCCTGTAGATAACCTTACCATTAGTATCTACAACATGCAATACTCTTTTGCCAGCATTAGCAAAACAGAAGGATGCCAATTGATATCCCTCTGGCTTACCTTTATATTGACATGGGTCACGACTGTCATAATGGTTAGCTACTGCTTCAAATGCACTATTGCCGGGACCAAATCCAAGCACACAGTGACTTGTGCATTTGCTTGCACAACCTGACAGGAATAATACACTTAGTATAATTAACAATTTCACAATTTACTCCAAGCATTCTTTGCAAGAATATCCAAATTTTTGACATAAGCTAGTGCGCCAATTCTATCTTTAAGATTATAAGCATTGACGATACTAGTTGCCGCATCACACTCTTTTACTTTACTAAAGTATCGTGTGTCAAAATTGTCTGACCAATCTTGCTTATCTAATACTACGACAGGCATATGACCAACACATTCAATAAAAGCAAATGGGTAGTTTTCAATTAAACTACAATTGAAGGACACTTTACAACTTTTGATAAAATCAACTTTTTCTTGACCAGTGATGCCTGCACGAATCTCATAATCAGTAATACCTGCATCATTAAATGCTTTGATGAATTTCTTCTCACCATTACTGTTAGTCATTACTTTACATGGCAGACCTGTTTCTTTCATTACACGAATATATGCTTCTGGATTCTTACCAGCTTCCCAACGACCAATAAACAATACGCCTCGCTTTTCTTGATTACTTTCAACAAGCAATTCACGCTCACTCAACGGCATTGGTAATATTTTAACATTCTTACAGCCTTGCTTAATCAAACTATCATAATTGCGTTTGCTTTGAGTTCCAACAATCAAGTGTTCCATTTGAAGAAACTGACCATAGAATGTATGATATGCTGGCAAGAACACATCATGTATTTTCGCATCTGGATAGATTTGTTTATACAAATGCGTATACAAAATTACTTTTGTTTTTGTATCAATTGTTGCCAATGCGGCAAATGCTTCTTGTGAGTTAACGACAATATAGTCATAGTTGTTGTTAGTTAACGACTCGACCATAACTTGTTGAAAGTTGATAATCTTTTCATAGTTGATACTCTCACCATACATAAAAATACTTTGGTGTGTTGAATAACTAAGTGGATTGCTATTGTAAATTAGTTTTATTAAACCAAATGGTAAAATAAAATTATTTACAAACTTGTTTGTAGGCTTTTTATCAACAATGATATGGACCTCATTACCTAACGATTCCTGCATTTCACAGAAACTTTTACAGAATGAACCAATACCACCGTGAGGTATCAAGTGTTGGTCACTGATTACGAATGCGATTTTCTTCATTGTTTAGCCATTCTATAATTTGTCGTTTTTCTTCAATGCTAGAGAAAATGCCATCAGGTTCATAAACTGAGGACACTTTGCCCAATTCTAATTCACCACGCAATAATGCGGCAAGTTGTTCAGGTGTTAATTCAATCATAAAGTATTTACCAATTAGAGAAAGTGGTCCGTTTTACGCACACTACGGACCAAGAGTGCTCTAAATCTGTTATGTGCTAACACGTTTGTTGGAGCAAACACACATAACATAGCGTAGGACACTTTAGTCGTTTTCTAATTTCTTGCGTTGTTTTTCTACAAGCAAACGAACATTAGTAAGTTGCTCCTCGATGTAAGCAAACTCAAAGGCAGCATCAAGCAAAGATGATTTGTTGTCATATGACACTAAGTTTTGTAGATTTGAAACCATGTCTACAAGCTCTGTCATAGCATCTTGTAAATTAGCATGTGTAGATTTTTTAGTCATTTTTGAACTCCAATAAGTTGTTGAAAGAAAAGATATAATAACACAGGACCGATTTATTGTCAAATCCTGTAGTGTTGTAATTACGCAACAGATTTATACAAATCACGCAACATTTGCGTTTGCGTTTGCGCTTGTTCTAATTCATCATCGGGCCAAACAGCAAAGATTGTGTAAGCATTACCCTCAGAATCCTCATACATATTGTGACCGCAGGGATGACTGATACGCTTAAAGCATTTGTTTAGTTTTTGTTCACTATCACAAATGATTGTAGGCATACGAGTGTCAGTATCATAATTGAGTGCAACGATATAAGACATAATTAACTCCGATTTGTTGAAAGAACACATATAATAACACAGGACCGATTTATTGTCAAATTTTACATTGTTGCGCTTTAGCAACAACTTCACGAAACTTTTGAATACGCAAGGACCTTTCCTCGTCAGTCTCAAAAGATTGAGCAAGTTTGATAATCAGTTGGACCTGCTCGTCAGTAAAGTCAAGACTTTGAGTCATGTTATTGTACAATTGATTTACAAGTTGTTTGCTAGTCATAAAAAACTCCGTTTAGTTAAGAAAGAAAATACATTGTAGCACAGAAGTGATTATTCGTCAAATCTGTGCTGTTGTAATTACGCAACAGTATGCGTCCAATTTTGACCAGTTTTTGCTTCAAGCATATTACGCACTATTTTGAAACGCTGTTTCATATCGTGTGACCGTTCTTCATCAGTCATTGTGGTCCATTCAGGAAAAGTCATATTAGATACATTGTGTGCGTTATCTAATTGTTCTTGACCAGATAATCTTTTATCAAACAAATAGATACACATATAATGTGTGCCATCATCATCAGTATGAGAATGACCATTTAGAAAATGAGTTTCACCACTAAATTGAGCAGATTTAGTAGCAGATTTTAGAAAATTAAACATTTGTAACTCCGATTTGTTGAAAGAATATACATTGTAGCACAAACACCATTTATTGTCAAAAAACAAGTGTTGCTTTTTTGCTACACTTTTCAGACGCTTTTTATCGCTACCGAATAGATAGTATAGCAGAAACACCATTTATTGTCAAAAAACAGGTTGTTGTATTTTAGCAACAGTTTTTATACAGCATAAATAGTAGTATGCGTTGATTTTGAACTTTTGACGCTATTACGGTGCATGTCTTAACTTGTAATGATTCGCTCTCAAATCAACTTACTTCACCGTAAATTCTCCAAAAAGCCGCAAACTAAAAATTTGCGGTTTTTTCTTCCTTGTATAAATAGATATAGCGAATCATCACTTAATTTCTCCGCTGAAAACTTGAACACATATGTGTTGACAATAACGTTTTTGGGACAGCAATGTCAGTCAAATGGGCTAAACGAGGAGATAAACAGTCGCATAGAAATATGTTAAGGTCGTGAGGACTCAGTGGCGTATCTAATCAATACGAACTTTCTGGATAGATTGTTAAAACATTGTGTAAACAACTGGCGATATGCGTGATAGCATAACTTATGAACTGATAAAGCAGGCGCCCAATTTTTCTTACGCAAGGCCGTAAGTGCCCGCTCACGGGCAGTGAGTGAGTAAGAACAATATCTAATCAATGTATTCCAAATAAGTTTCAAATGAAAAGGTCTGAATCAGACCTACTCCAAATGAAAAGAAGTCCCTAGCAGGACTTCTGTTTTTCATCAGTAGTACTTTTGAAAAATTAAATGAGTTGGACGTAAGAACAACTCATTTAATTAGGTCTAAGAAATAGACCTCTTAGTTGCCCATAAGTACTTGATCTACATCAGTTATTCATGTACATTACATATAGCGAGGCATTACAAATGAAACCCAAAAATAGATCCGAAGAAATTCATTGGAATCACAAAATTGATTTGGTTAAAATGTTAATTAAACCAAAAAGATACACAAACAAATCACCTGAATTAAAACCCAGATTTCATTGCAGGCAATGCGATACATACGTCAAATGGCCCTCAATTGATGAACAGAAGTACTGGCGTAAGAAGCAATTTACAGATATCTCATTACATGACTTCTTAGTTGATTTTGAACGAAATGCAACTAAATCACCTACATGGGAACCCAGAGATACAAATAACGCAATATTCATTCGTTTATCTGCTACATATGCAGACAAAGACAAAGTAAAAAGTTTAGGTGCTACATATTATGCGCCAGACAAGTACTGGTATACATTCAGTTATAACCCAAATTTAGACAGACTATTGCCATGGATTGAAGAACCCTACTTAAGTAAACTCCACGAACACCTTTCACTACAAGGAAATTATCAACCTTACACACCTGAACCTGAGAGTCATAATTATGGTATGTATAAGTTACAACAAGTTTGGAATCCAGATAATTAATCTCACGCTCGAAAAAACGTCACAGTGAGAGTGGCATTGTAAATTGATGTTTTTAGAGTAATAGGGGTCATGGGGATCCCTATTTTTTTGGCTATAAAAAATTATACAAATACATTATGGGTGTAAATAGATGTATGAAAACGAAAAGTTATATGAGATATCACAGATACGATACCAATAATGTAAAACACATCAAGCGTTTTGAGTTAAATGAAGTTGTACCAAATACACCAGAGCCAGGCTACACTGAATGGGTTAGAGGTACAGGACCACATAATCCAATCGCATTAAATAATGTACAAAACGGTGTTCGTAAGGCATGTTTGGGTATCCCTAAGACCCCTGAGCAAAAATATAAAATGAGTATAGCAAAACTTGGCATACCTAAAACAGAAGAACATAAAGTAAGCATGAGAAAGTCATGGGAACGCCGTAGACAATTACTACAGGAATCCAATGACCAAACCATCAATACATAAAATACATAATGAACATAACATCTTTAGTAATGAAGTAAATGTTGTACTAATTCATCAGTACAACACAATAATTCGTCAATGGAAATTTCATGGCTACAGTTGCAGATATTGCGGTGTATCACTTAAAGGTGTAAAAAGTGTTATGAAACATCCTAGTATTTGCAAAACAATAAATACTACAAAGAAACGAAAGGATAAAGAAGTGCCTATACAAGTTGTAACAACAAAGAACGGTGAACGCTATTATAGATGGGGTGACACTGGCAAATTATACAAAGATCGCAAAGATGCAGAAAAGCAAGCGGCAGCGATATATGCTTCAGGTTATCGTGAACCTGCAAAAGACATGAAAGGTAAATGATATGGCTACACAACGAATGACGATGAATGGCAAAACTATGTATCGTGATGGTCTTAGTGAAAAGCCCATGCGTGATAAACCAAGCACAAAGAAAAAAGGTGCCGACGGTGCTGTATGCTGGGAAGGCTATAGATATGCTGGAACAGAAAACGGACGTGACAAGTGCGTTAAAATGAAAAAATGAAAGAAATTAACAAATGATAGAATACAGTTATAAATTATACCGTGATGACGATGAAGAATTAGTTGTCACAGTAGACCCACTAGTTAAAGATATTGAAGTGTCAATACAAGCTATGATGGACATGAATGTTGATGAACTAAGTGATGATAACAAGCATTTGTTTGAAATGAAGATACTTGGACTACGTACCATTCATCAGTTCCTAGGTGCATTACAGCAAGAACAATATTTGAAAGAATACAAAGCTGGATTGACCACTGAACTTAAAGGTAAAGTGAATATTGATGTTAATCAAACAATTGATAGTATCACTAAAGGAGCATTACATTGAGCGAATTTAAAGGTCTTATCGATAGACCATTCACAAATCATATCAGCAACTTTGACAAGATGACGCAAGAGTTATCAAAGTATATGACTGAAATTGAAATAGATGCTTGTATCAGTTTTATGATTACATTACAAGACACAAAGTATGATATCAATCCAAGCCCAGAAGATTGCAAAACACAGATGCAAATTATGTTTGGGCGTGATAGATTTTTAGAACTTACACAAAAATGGGGCAAAGACAATCAAAAGTTCCTCAGTGTATTTGGTGCATTAAAGTACAAAGACAAGCGCACTGGTGAATACTACGATGGTCTTGATGAAACAGACAACCCAGAACATTATGAGAAAGTATATTGGTAAAATTATGATGCAATTTTTTAAAAGTATTTGGATGAGAATGCGTAAAAGCAATCAACTACCTGGCAATGAAGTATTAGTGCCAATGACTCCTGTAGCTGTAGAAGAAAAACCAGTTAAACCAAAACGAGTAGTCGTAAGAAAGAAAAAAGATGTTAACAATACGTGAAAGATTAAACAATCCTGGCATCGTGCGTGTCTACTTACAGATGATACGCAATGATAGTGTAGAAGTAGTAGAAAACTTACGCAAGACACTAAAAGAAAATGCAGAAGGTCATCCTAAACAAGTACTGCTTGAAGAAGAAATTATAAAGAGATTGGGCGCATGATAGAGTATAATGCAAGAGAACTATCAAATTTGTTATGTTGTGAACCAAAGTGGCGTCCAATCTATGAACTGATGAGTAAAATGAATGTAGAAGAACTAAAGCAATTTCGTAAAGACTTGCGTGAATACACTCCATATCATTATTTGCATAAGAACTTAGAACGTGAATTCCGTAATAGCATAGGAGACTGATATGAGTTATAGAGCAACAGAACAAATGGCAGCAAACGCAAAGCGTGGCTTAGAGATGCGTGAGAAAGTTAGTCCAAGCAATCGTGGTGGCACAGCAGTAGGACTAAGTCGTGCCAGACAGTTTATGAATCGTAGTGAAGTAAGTCTTGATACAGTTAAACGAACATACAGCTTTTTAAGTCGTGCTGAAACTTACTATGAGCCCGGCAAGAACACACCCGGCACACAAGCATACTTATTATGGGGCGGTCCACCTGGCTTAGCATGGGCAAAGAACATATTAAAACAAGAGGGTCTACTAGATGACTAAAAGAGTATATTACGACCAAAACATAGTCAATGATAGTTTGACTAATACATTTGAGATGGAGCCTATGAATAACAATCAGGCAGAAATCAAGTTAAAAGCACCTAGTAAGCGTGGTGGAAAAAGACCCGGCGCTGGCAGAAAAGTTGGCTCAACAAATAAGATTCAGGGCGTAGAGTTCCTAGAAGAATATAAAAAGATACATGGATCTAATCTTAAAGAAGACTTAGCCAAAGATATGTATGAAGCCAGAATGCGCGGTGATTATGATATGTTGTTTAAGTATCAAACAGCATTCGCAAAGTATTATTTCGCAGATGTAGCAAGTCAAGATATCACAAGTAAGGGCGAAGCATTAGGTGCCAGCTTTACATTTCCAACACAAGAGTTGATAGATTGGCGTGATGCGTAATGTAACGGTTCCTTTATACGGTGAGCAAAAAACGATTCTAGCAGATTGGCTCACTACTGATAAGCACTCTATAGACATAGTGCCCGTTGGTAGTGGAAAGACATTCTTGGCTGCTATAGCCCTGCCAATATTCGCATCAGACCCTCGCTATCATAAAGGCAAAGACATAATCTATAGTGCTCCTACTGGTGCAATGATTAAGTCATTGATTTGGGAGCCACTTAAAAAGAGTTGCATAGAATACTTTGGATTAGTTGATGGTAAAGACATTAACAACAGTGAATTAACAATACGCTTTCCTAATGGTACATTCATTCGGTGCAAGAGTGCAGAACAGCGTGAAAATCTACGAGGCTTAAACGTAGGTGTATGGGTAGCAGACGAGGCTGCACTGTACACACAAGATACATTGCAAGAAATTACCAATCGATTACGCCCTAAAGTGGGTCAGCCAGACACTGCTGGTCGATTGATTGTTATCAGTACGCCAAACGGTACGGGACCATTGCACGATTTGTTTCAGCTTGCATTACAGAACCCAGAAAAGTATATTGTTCGTCATTACAATTATCTACAAATGCGTAGTGGTAACAAGAACTTCATTGAAGAACAAAAGCGTATTATTAGCCCACTTAAGTTTAATCAAGATTACATGTGTCAATGGGAGAGTGTTGCTGACCAATTCTTCTATACATTCGACAAACATAAACATTGTGCTGAAGTCATAGACAGAGGTGGCGATTTATATACATTTCATGACTTTAACAAACGAGTTATGTGTGCCACTGTAGCACAGATTAGTAATCAAGGTAATAATAAAGGTAAGATGGAGATACTTAAAAGTTACGCCATCAATGATTGCAGTACAGAAGGTATTGCCGAAGCCATAAGATTAGATTTTCCCAAGCGTAGAATTAACAGCGTGATTGACATGAGTGGTACACAAGTTAACAGAGATACCACAAGTGCGTTTGGTGTAACAGATAGAATCATCTTAGAAAAGTATGGATTCACAATCGTTAACAATCGTAAGAGTAACCCATTAATTAGCGACACAGATAACACAAGCAATGCTTTCATCAATCGTGGCGGACTCGTCATTAGACCAGACGATAAGTTTTTACTAGAAGCATTGCAAACATATCATTTTGAAGATGGTACACGTAAGAAACTTGTAAAGTACACAG